TATAAGGACTTAGCGGATACATACAAAAAAAGACATCATTTTTATAAAAACATTTACAAAAAATTCATTAATACAGAAATGTGTGGCATCGTTTCAGAGAACCAAAAACATAAAAATGTGTATGTTTTTGGTGCAAAATAGGTGCTATCGACCTTTATTTGCTCATCGCACACACAAAAATGTATTAAGCATAAAATTTTCGCCATTTTTTCGACCGTAAAACGCAAAAATCAGCGAAAAAAGTGCGTGAAACGACACTTTTCGCACCAAAAGTGTAAAGTTGTTCCGATTCATGATTTTTGGTCTACAGCCCTAGGTTGCACAAAATATTCAATTAATGTATGACCTTTAAAATTTTACATTTTTGTCACACTACACCCAATAAGCCACATCACCCATACAAAACTTGACCTATAAGACAACGTAAGTTAGTATTGGGCTATGGAACACAATAGACTTAGTGAAATTCTCGAAGAACGCACTGTAATTGAAAACACACAACTCGATAAATTCTTTGAAACACTGGGCAAAACAGGAAGAATACAACACAGTGCCGCAGCAGCGGGAATCCCTTGGGCTTATTTGCAAGAGGTAATCAAAGCCTCGCCTGAATTTGGGCAACGGGTAGAGGCAGCTAAGGCAAGATACGGGGAAACATTACAGGAGGTAGCCCACAGGCTCTGCACTGAGGGACAAGAGAGAATAGTATTGGGCGGTAAGAACAGGGATGAGGTGCATTACGAGTACGTTATTCCTGTGCCTTTATTGATTGAGGAGCTTAAACGAACATTACCAGAACAGTACGTTGCACGCACTCAACCATCCCATAAACTCATACAGAACAACACACAAGTAAACAATAAAGTTATTGTTGTGCCACAGCAGCAATCAATGGATGACTGGATAAAAGAGCAGGAACTGCAGAACATTGAAAAAAAACCTTTAGACGAGCTTAGAAAGCTGGGTGTCAATGTGGATATGTAGTCTGGGCTACAAAGCTATCTGCGGAGGAGGTTAAGTGGCTAATCCGCTAATAGGATGGTCTCCCTTAAAGGGAAGCCAAGAGACTTTTTTAAAATGCACTTTCCCAGAGGTATTGTTTCACGGCACACGAGGCCCAGGGAAAACGACAACATTGTTAATGGACTTTGCTAAGGAAGTTGGGCAGGGGCATGGTGCAGCGTGGAGGGGTATTCTCTTTAGGGAGAAGCACAAGCAATTGAATGACGTAGTCAACAAGAGCCTTGAGTGGTTTATACCTATCTTTGGAAACAAAGCGGTATTTAACCGTAGTAATGCGATGTACTATTGGGAGTGGGATACGGGCGAGAAGCTATATTTTAGGCACATGGATCATAAGGATGAGTATTACAACTATCACGGGCACGAATATCCGTGGATTGGTTGGGAGGAGTTAACCAACTGGGCTACGGACGAGTGTTACAAGATGATGATGACATGTAACAGGTCTGCGACAAAAGGCGTACCTAAGAGGATTAGGGCGACGACGAATCCATACGGTCCTGGACACAATTGGATAAAGGAGCGGTTTAGGCTACAGGGGCAGTGGCACAAAACAATTATAATAACCGATGCAGTAGATGAAAGTGGGCAAGTGGAGCGGCCACGGTGCGCTATTTATGGGCATATAGGAGAGAACACGAAGTTATTGGAAGCTGACCCTACCTACATGCAGACAATCTTGAGTGGTGCAACCAATCCACAAATGAAGAAGGCGTGGATGATGGGCAGTTGGGATATTGTATCGGGAGGGATGTTTGGGGATGTGTGGGATGCGAATGTTAATATTGTGGAGCCATTCCCATTGCCTGCGGGATGGACATTAGATAGAAGCTTTGACTGGGGGAGCAGCGCCCCATTTTCTGTGGGCTGGTGGGCACGAAGCGATGGCAGCGATATAATTCGTCTGGGCAGTCGTGGGCAACCGATTCGGACAAAGACAGTGCGCGGTGATTTATTTAGGTTTGCGGAATGGTATGGATGCGACGGCAAGCCTAACAAAGGCATTAACCTTCTTGCCAGTGAAATTACTAAGGGCATCATACAGCGGGAAATTAAATGGGGCATACACGGCAAAGTACGCCCTGGGCCTGCCGACACTGCGATATATACAAAACAAAACGGCATGAGCATTGCCGAAGATATGGCCAAATTCGTTAGGCTAGGCGACAACAAGCTATATCGAGGCATAGAGTGGAAAAAAGGACATAAACCACCAAACAGCAGGATTCCAGGATGGGAGCAGGTACGCAGAGTCATGGCCAATGCGAAACCTGATGAATACGGTATTAGGGAGCACCCTGGGCTATTTGTATTTAAGAATTGCGTGGACTTCATTCGTACTGTACCAGTGTTACCCAGAGACGATAATTGCCCAGACGACATCCCTGATGGCATCGAAGATCACATTGCTGATGAAGTAAGGTATCGCGTCTGGAATATGTCGTCGTCAATTCGGACAAAAAAGGTGGTAGGACTGTTATGACATTTATAAAAAGAAACAGGGCAAGACAGGCGCACATAAAGCCTGTGGGCACCAGAAAAGAGCGCACGTTCTTGGACAATCAAGATAGCAAGGAGATATGCTATCTGGGCGAGGTAAAGGAAGGAGATAAATTCTATCTCAATCTTCTTTACATGGACTTCATGGCGACAGCAACGCTGAATACCAAAGACGACACAAAGTATACTGGCTTGTTATATGTACCTGCACAGGAGAGTATGTGTTTTGAGATGCTATTTGAGCTTGCACAAGAAGCGCATGAGAAGTATGAAACGCCGCAACCTACAGCGGATAATAGTAGGCAAAGCGTTTTTTTCTTTGAGCATAATAGTGAGCTTCTTGTACGCAATTTTCAAGAAAAACATAGTATAGGATTTGCGGAAGCCAGAGAAAGCACTCAAGATAATGCTCTTTGGGTTGGTGTGTTTAATGTGGATGAGTTGACGGTATGTGAAAATACTTTTGACGAAACACTATATAGCATATATAATGACGTTCTAACACATAATAGCAGAATTAGATGCACTGCGCGACTTGGGCATCATTATAAGTACCACTGGGCACACAGCAGATATAGGGCACTAATTTAACATGTACACAAGTCTCACTCCCTTAGCGAATTCAAGAGGTTCACAATACGAGCGTCAAGATTTTGCAGACATGAAGCGAATATGGTTGCAATTAGAAGAGTGCTATGCGGGTGAGCACATGATTAAGCAAGCACGGGAGCGGTATTTACCTAGACCTTCGTCAATGGGGAGTGCAGGAGAGAACAGAGATGCTGATTGTGCTTATGATGCTTATATTAATCGGGCAGGCTATGACAACTATATAGCTATGGCCATTCAGACGTATCTGGGCATGCTACATGCGCAACCTGCGGTCATTGAGCTGCCAGAAAAGATGCTTCCCCTTAATAAGAATTGTTCTAATAAAGGGGAAAGCCTGCAAGCCTTAATAATAAGAGCCACAAGAGAGCAGTTGTTATACGGGCGCTTTGGGCTATTGGTAGACATACCTAGCGGGAGACTAGGAAAAGAGGTGTTACCTTATATTGCCACATACGGAGCGAAAAGCATTGTAAGCTGGGATGACAGCTTAGAAGATGTAACAGCAAACAAGCTTAACATGGTTATATTGGACGAAAGCGGGTGGCGCAGGGCAGGAATCACGGGATGGGAACACGAAAGTGCGTTCAGGATACTACATTTGGGCGATCTTAGTGCCCAAGGACAGGCAGAAGGTACTTACAGTGTGCGGGTTACAGCAACTGAAGCGTTGGATAGTAAGGATATAGTTCCGTCTTACATGGGTAAAACATTGAATGAAATACCCTTCGTATTCATTAATTCAGCCGACAACCTACCTGAATTGAGCTATCCTCCATTGCTTGAGTTGAGCAATAAAACATTGCTTATTTATCGAGGGGAAGCAGACTACAGGCTTAATTTATACCAACAGGGGCAGGACACTCTGGTGGTCATAGGCAGTACGGATGATGAGAAAGCATTACAAGTGGGCGCAGGAGCTGCGATATTCCTACCGCAAGGGGCAGATGCAAAGTTTGTTGGCGTGAACAGCACGGGGCTTAGTGAGCAGCGCATTGCCTTAGAGAATTTAAAACATGAAGCAGCTAACCTAGCAGGGCAGATGTTGGACAACAAAGCTCGGGTCAAAGAGAGTGGTGATGCGTTATCTATGCGTGTGGGCACAAAGACTGCATCATTGTTGAGCATTGCTAAATCTGCGGCCGCAGGGGTTGAGCAAGCCCTTAAAATCATTGCACGATGGATTGGGGAGGATGAAAATAAGGTAAAAGTAACGCCTAACCTAGACTTCAACAACAGCGGCATGGGCACAAGAGAGCTGGTAGACCTTATGACCGCAAAACAAATGGGCGCACCTATTTCGACAGAGTCTATACACGCATTGATGCGTCGCTACGGAATTACAGAACAAGAATACTCGGAAGAAGAGAAGCTACTCAATTCGGAGGAGCCGTTGCTGATGGGCAACACTAATCTCAATAGGGCAGGAATGAACGCACCAAAGGACCCGACAACATTTAAAAAAGGCAACTAACTAAATGCGCGATGTTTTTGATTACTACAACAGAACGTTAATTTACACACTGATTTATACGGACGGAGAAATCTTCCGTATTATGAAGGAATACAAGCTTAACCAAGAAGATGAGCTGGGCGTATTATTGGTATTCTTGGCTAGGCAGCGTGGGCTTATTGCCTTAAAGGATGCAGAAAAATTATTGATTGAGCTGCTTACAAAGCGACAAGCATTCTGGGCTATAGTGAAAAAGAAATGGAAAGAAATCGTTAAGCGTGTTGCTTACGAATCAATTAAGAACAAGCATTTGCTTTTATCGGAATACATCAAAGACCTACACTATTTAAATAAGGTGACTGCTTATAGCAAGGTTGAAGAAAGCCAAACTCTGGGCGAAACATTGAATGAGCACTTGGAACGCTTAGAGAATGCAGACATGCAGAAAATGTATATTATGTTAAGGACTGCGCTACTTACCCAGAAAACTAAAGAAGATATGATTACGGACACATACGACCAGATGGAAAAATATGCGACTTCAATTGTTACGGCCACAATGAACACAACGATGCTGGGATCAATAGCCTCTGCGCAATTGTTTTACATGCTCGACAACTATAAGAAAATTCCACAAGAGAGATACGTTGCGGTATTGGATGCCCGCACAAGCGACTTATGTCGTGGATTAAACGGCAAAGTCTATGATGTAGGTGTTGGGCCGCACCCACCCATGCACAGAAATTGCCGAAGCAAACGCATCCCTATAATTGATGGTGTAAAAGACAATTACAGTAAGACCCAAAATTACAGCGATTGGTTTGCTGCACAAGACGAAGAGTTCAAAAAGATAACACTTGGGCAAAAGAAGTACAGTGAATATAAGCGAGATAGATTGACTACAGAGAAGTTTGTAAATTATCAAAAAGAGGGCGGTTCGTTCACAACAGTTGACAATTTAGCAAATAAGTTTAAAGATGATATAAACTAATCAAAAGGAAACAACATGACGTTAAAAGCTGTTTATGATAGCCTTGATGAAATCCCTGAAGCCTTGCGCCAATATTATAATGAACATAAAGGAAAATATGAGATTAAGGTTGAAGGTGTAGTCCCTGCTAAAATGTTAGAGGACAAAGAAAAAGCATTAACTAAAGAACGCACTGAAAATAATAATGTTAAAGCAAAATTGACCACATACACGGAGTTGCTGGGCAACCGTGATTTAGCTGAAGTAAAAAATCTTTTAGAGAAGGCTGACACTACGCCGCCTCCTGCCCCAAAAACTATCACAAACGATAATCTTGATGAAGTTATTAGTGCTCGAATTAGTGCTGCGGTGCGTCCAAAAGAGCGTGAGATTGAGACACTGCTCACACAAATCAAAGAAAAAGAAACACGTTTAAATGAAATATCAGCAGAGTATCAAAAAAGATTATTAACTGATACATTGCGCGAAGCAGCTACAAAACTAAAAATTTTACCTAGTGCAATACGAGACATAATCAACTTGGCTGTGCTGACAAAAGACGTGTATGTTGACGAAGAAAATAATGTTGTCACAAAAGCTGGATACACGGTAGAAGCGTGGCTTGAGCAACTACAAGATGAAAACCCTCATTGGTGGCCACATACGGAAGGCGGGAATGCTCGAGGCGGTTCGGGAAGCAATGCTTCCAACAATCCGTTTATCAAAGCGGTGGTTAATCACACAGAGGTTCTGGCGTACATTCAAAAATACGGACTAGAAACAACACGGACTGCATGTAAAAACGCAGGAAAAGACCCAATTAAATACAAAGCGTTACTTGGGCTATAAAACAAACTATTTACAAATATGTTACAAGTATGTAATATATTTGTAAGCATTGGCGCGGCTTGGGAGAAGCGGCTGGCTTGTAAAGCACAATTCTTTCACATAAAAAGCCGAGGCACTTATGGCACAGGTACAGTTTGCCGATTTAATTACAGGCTATCCTACACAGCTTGATTACTTTCTTAATGTTACCACCGAGCGATTAGATTTGCTTGAAAGTGGTGCAATCTCTTTAGAGCCTTTCTTTCAAAAAGGTTTTACAGGCGTAGGTAGCTCTGTTGAATTACCTTTCTATAATGACCTATCGTATTCAGCACCTCTGAAGCCCAATGAAGCTGCGATTACTCCGTTTGTGAGTGGTGGTGCAAGCGCATTGGTTCCTGGTAAAATTACGACAGCGGTACAGATTGTCCCTCGCTGTTATGGTGTGTATAGTTTCTCAGCCATGAATTTTGTGCAGTCACGCAACGTTGGGCACGATGATCCTTTACAAGTAATCTCTTCTGGGCTTGCTCGCTTGTGGAATCGTCACTATATGCGTGTAATGCTAAATATCCTTAAAGGTATTTTTGCTGATAACGATGCAGCGCCTTCGGGAAGCGAACACGTTGCAGGCGACATGACTTTTGATGCTTCTGTTGTTAATGGCAACACATTCACTGACGGTTTCAGTAACTTTACCTCTGAAAACTTTAACCAAGCGGCTTCGACAATGGGCGAACGTGCGGATGATCTTCGTGTTCTGTTTGTGCATTCGCGTGTTTACACTCGTTTACGCAATATGAATTTAGTGGACAGCATTCCTGACGCAAACAACCCGCTGGGCTATCGCGTTACCCAGATGTTCCAAGGAAACATCAGCGTAGTTGTATCAGACCAATTACCTGTAGGTGCGGGTAACGTTTATACCAGCTACTTGTTGGGCAATGATTCGTTTGCCTTCTTGCAAGGATATATGGATGAAGCACTGGACGGTTCTTCAGGGCAAGCGGTTGTTAAAGACGAAACAGCAGGAAACGGTTACGGTCAATCGATCCTGTTAGACCGTCGTAAGTACTTCATGCACCCCCGTGGATTTAGCTATGTTCCTTCAATTCCTAGCGGTGGGCCTGCGGAAGGTACTTCAAGTACAAATTGGGGACATGTTGATTCTTTCAAACGTGTTGTAGCTGAACGGCAACAAGTTAAAATTGCACGCTTAATCACTCGTGAGGCATAATCATGGTTAAGGGTTCGCCACGCATTATTAAAGCGGCTTCGCTACCAAACAAAAACAATGGTTTATGGCCATTGTTTTCAAAACGCATTCAAGTTGTAAACAAGAACATTGTTTCAAGTGGTGCAACAGGTGCAGGTTTTGGTGCAGTAGAGTTAGAGAAAGTGCCTGAAGGAAATATCTTCTTGTTTGCTGCTGCTTCATACTTTGTGTTCTCGAGCGTAAGCAGCAGCATTACTGCAACGTTTACGGGTTCATATTCGTTAGGCACGACAGCAACAGCAGATGCTACTTTATCAGGTACTGATGCGAATATCGTAGCTGCGGCAACCTTGTCTGCGGCAACAGGCAAAGTAAGTCCACGGACACGCAGTGTTAGCGGTAGTAGCATTTTAGTACTAGATAACACTGATACGACAATTGGTGTAAATCTAAACTTGGTTATTGACGATGGGTCAATTAGTGCAGATAATGTGACTATTGTTGCCAATGGTTACGTTGATTTGCGCTTTGCCATTCTGGGTGACGACTAATTAATAGAAGTGGTGACAATTTGTCACCACTTTGTCTTTTAGGAAAGTATCATGAAAAAACAAATTCGGCAGGCTTTATTAAAACTAGATGCAAACAATGATTTGCATTGGTACAGCAGCGGCTTACCTATGACAGCTATTGTAGCAGCTTTGGCAGATTTACCTAATCTAACGGCTGAGGATATTATTGCGGCGGCACCCACATTTACAAGAAGTAAACCAGATTTTTTGAAAGCAAAAGAAAAATCGGAAGTTGATTTTACTTATGAAGAAGAATCAGTAGAAAAAGACAGTGCACAAGATAGTGGACAAGAGTTGACACTAGAAGAAGTAGAAATTATTATTCAACAAAAGAATAAAGAGAAAGATGATTTTGCAAAAGTATTGCAAGAAGCCCAAAAGCAGTATGATGTAAAAATCAAAGAGTTGGATATTTGGTATGAGCGCCGCGAACAGTTAGCACGAAGCATTCCTTTTTCTGTACAAAAACATGTAGAAGCAATGTATAACCAACGTATTGCTAAATTATCTAACGCAGCTACGCTGGCGAAAACACTGATTGAATTACAAAACAAGGTGTAAAATGAATAATGTTGCAGAGGCGTTAAAAAGACAAAAAATAGCCAAGCTGCGACAAAGCTTCAAAGAGTATGAAAAACTGATTCGAACACCAAGCTCTCTTGGCTCGGTAGGCGTAAATCAATTTCTGACTACATATTCTGTGCCTGCATCAATTGAGTTTGCTGTATCGTTTTCTGTACAGACAACAGAAAGTCCAGTGCAAATAATTATAGGTAATAGAACGGTTATGCTATTACCTTCGGTAGCGCACAGGATATTTAAACTTGGCTATCTATTTGAGAGCAGTAAAATAAAAATTAAACGACTTGCGGATTCCCCTTCGGGCACAATAAAATTATATGTTTACAGTCGAAGCAGTATTCCTTATGTTATTGCTACAGGAAATTTCACATAAAATTATGGATGCCCATCTATGTTTGTAGTAGAGACAGGCGACGGAATTGAAAATGCAAATGCTTATATAACTGTAGAATGGGCAGATGCTTATTTTTTAGATAGGCTTGGGCAGGAGTGGGTAGCCTCTATACCAATAAAACAAGCTGCTATTATTAAAGCTACTGATTATATAGAAACAAGGTACTCAACTAAATTCTTAGGCATCAGGCAAGATGTATACCAAACTAAGACAGTAATACAGGGACTAAGCTGGCCACGTTGTCGTGCTTTCTTTAATGGGCTTCTTTTAACGGGCGTACCTGACTTATTAAAACGCGCCACTGCGGAATACGCAGTGCGTGCTTTAACCGCAGATTTGGTGCCCGACATTACTAAGACAGATAAATCAAAGTTTGAAGTAAAAAAGACGGTTGTAACCGTTGGGCCGATTGTCACGGAAACAGAATACGATACAGGAAAGAAACAAAGTAATTTTAATGCGTACCCCTATGCAGATAGTTTGCTTTACAATTTATTAAAGACAAGTAGTTTATCAGGTACTTATCGGTAATGTTAATAGACTATAAAGCTGTACGGCACAGCGCAGAAAAGATCATTCAAGAGTGTGGGCGAAAAGTTCTTTTTCGCAAACTGATTGAAAGCAACGAAATAGAGAATCAGCCTTGGGCAGGCGTAGGTTCCCTAGAATTGACAGCGTATCAAGAAGTTGAAATGTATGCTGTGATGATTAATGCCTCAAACTCGAATCAGTTTTTAGGTATGGGCGTTAATATCAAAGACTTACTGGCCAAATGCAATAAAATGTTTATTGTAGCAGCCAAGGAGGCTGATGAAGCTGATTTATCTTATTTCACGCATATTGTAGATGAAGGAAAAACAGCGAGAATAATGTTCCTTGAAAAACTAAAGCCTGGCTCTGTAGCCCTGCTTTATTATGTAGGGGTAGCGGAGAAATGACCACATTTATCGAAGCACGCAACGAGCTAATGCAGGCAATTGCTTCGGCAATAGGGCTACTGTTCCCTTCACTTCCTATCAATAAATTGCCGATTAAATGGCCAGATATGACGTATGCTCCCGAAGAAGGGAAGTCTTGGTTTTGTGTAGTCCTACAGCATACGGCAGGCAGACAGGAAACACTGGGGCCAGTGGCGCATTATTCTCGAGAAGGTTTCGGTGTAATAGAAATATATTGCCCTCTTGGGCAGGGCATGACCACAAGCTACACCTATGCACAAACAATAGTGAATAATTTGCAGAAAAAACCCACATTAAACAGGGTGTGGTTGAAAAATATTAAAATTCAAGAAGAAAATAGGCCAGAAGGTGCTTGGACTATTTTAAATATTGTGTATAATTTTACATACACAGATGTGATTTAGATACTTTTGGTGGACAATAATGGCCATAGTAAAAAAGCAAGATAGTAACACAGTAGGATACCGAATTGCCAAAGAACAGAGCATCGGTGTTTTGCCTGGTAGCCCTGTTTGGGAACAAATCGAGCCTAACGACGGTGGCGACGTTGGTTCTACATACAAAACAGTTGACCGTAATCCTATCAACAGCAGCCGTCAACGTAAAAAAGGTACGATTGTTGATTTTGACACAATGGCAGGATTTCCCACGGATGTCACTTCTTCAAACATGTACAACATCATGCAGGGTTTTTTGTTTGCCAATGCACGCACTAAAAATACAGCAGTACTTATCACAGCAGTAAACGGATCTGGGGTTTACTCTCTATCAAGCACAGCAGGTATTGTAGTAGGCTCTTTAATTTGGGCATCAGGCTTTGCGAACGCTGCAAACAATGGACTTAAGGTTGTATCCGCTGTTGTTGCAAATACCAGTGTAACTTTAAGCGGTACTTCGGTAGTTGAAACACCTGCGACTACTTCAACATTAACTGCGGTAGGTTATCGGACGCAAACAACAGCCGATTTAAAGATTGATGCATCTGGCGTATATCCTGTGCTTACAAGCACATCGTTAAACTTTACCACGCTAGGCTTAATTCCTGGCGAATATTTGTTTATTGGTGGAGACAATACGGCAAACCAATTTGCTACAGCAGCAAACAATGGGTTCAAACGAATAAAAAGTGTTTCAGCTAATGCGATTGTATTAGACAAATCAACCACCACAATGGTTACCGATACCGCATCGGGTAAATCAGTAGACATTTACTTTGGTCGTGTTATTAAAAATGAAATAGATACAAATATTGTTCGTTCATCGTATCAGATCGAACGCACACTCGGCGCACCAGATGACGCACAACCAACTCAAATTCAATCTGAATATGAAGTTGGTTGTGTACCTAGTGAATTAACCTTAAACATGAAAATGGCGGATAAATTGACCGCAGAGGTTAAGTTTGTTGCACTGCGTTCAGAGTTCCGCACAGGCGTACAAGGTGTTAAAAGCGGCACACGCCCAAATCTTACAGAGCGTGAAGCTATCAACAACGCCAACGACCTCGAGTTTTGTTTGTTGACGCTAACTCCTACTGCTTCGGCAAACCCAACTCCGTTACTTAACTATTTAACGGACGCTACCATTACAATTAATAACAACATCAAGCCAAATAAAGCATTAGGCATTCTTGGCTCGTTTGAATTATCCACTGGTACGCTAAACGTAGACATTAAGCTTAATGGTTATTTTAATGATATTGCACTACAGAGTGCGGTACAAAATAACTCCGATGCTACGTTTGCCGCTGGATATGTAAAAGCAAACACTGGGCTTATCGTTGACGTTCCGTTAGGTGCATTAGGCGAAGCAAAAATTGAAGTTAAGCAGGATGAGCCTATTATGGTTCCCTTGACATTCCAAGCTGCAAGTGGTTTAAAATATGATACAAACATGAATCATACAATTCTGTTTGTTTTTTTTGATTATCTTCCCACCTTAGCTACAACTCTTTCTTAACATAGAAAAGGAACAACATGACTCTTGCTAAAAAATTCGGCGTAAATAAAGAATTAGTGGAAAAAGGCGCACTGGTTGTATATGAGGGGTTCCGCATTCGATTAAAACGTGCCAGCACGTCAAATCCAGAATGGTTAAAAGAGCTTGTTAAGCTAAACAAGCTACAAGAAGAGTTGACTAAATCCAATGCGTTGGGAGAGGAAGAGCGCATCAAACGAGCTATTTCTGAAGAAAAAAAGCTTTATGCCAAAACTATTATTGTTTCTTGGGAAACATTCCGTGAGGGAGAATGGCGTTTAGGTATTGACGACCC